TCCAAAAGTCCGAATCGCGTCCACGAGAGAAACCGTGTAGACACCATTCGACAGGCATAGGCCTGAGTCGTGAAGGTTCAGAGCGAAGCAATCGCTCAAGCTGAATCTTGCAGAACAAAGCGGTAGAGAACATGTAGCCCTCACTTCCCATCGCATCCTGCAAAAACTCTGTGACGTCCTCGAACATATCGGTCGTCTTGAGTTTCTTCACATACTTCTTCATGGATCTGGTCATCCTGTCCTTGGGCAGCATCACAGTGTAACCGCGTCGGGAAGAGCCCGCGGAACGCTGAGGACAGATGACCTCACCACGTGTATACCCGCTAACAACGAACTCATTCTGGAGATCATGTAGCGGTGAGAGGGTATTAGAGATGATTGTTTGAGGGCGGTAAGGCATCCTACGCTCGCGCTCAGTTATGAACCTCGGAACAGTCGGGTCATAAGACAGAATCGTCTCTCTCGCTTCACGCCATATGCTCGTTGCAATGCATCGCTGCGTGAAGGTATATACGGTCTTCTCACACGGAACCATCCCAAGCCCAAGGTACTGAGGGGGCAGGGCGTGAGAGAAGAAACCACTCGCGGAGGCACGGTTGAGAGCCTCGCGATGAATCGAATTGAACCGCTTGACAGCGCGTTCACGATCTCTGGCACCAGCAACAGCTTCCGGCTGAAGTGCCCAGAGTGGTTGGAAGGAAGTACCACCAACAACCTGAGGAGAACTTGCGACCTTCGACTGTCCGTGAAGGAGCCCAACATTGAAAAAGGGCATACGCTCGAACTCCGCAAGTGCGGATTCTGAGAAATCAGATCTGCGAGACGCAATCCATGGCTCCGAGTTGATGAAGATAGCCTGACGGTGAACGAAATTCTTACCGACAGACTTCTCGAAGCCGCAATTCGCAATTGCGTCATACCACTGGGGGACACTCGAACGGAGGGTTCGAAAGAGGATGTCATCCCCATTCACGAGTACTGGGACTTCGTGAAGTTTTGCAGTGGGAAAGAGAGCGATCCACGCGCAGCAGAAGTTGACAAGGCACAAGATAGGGAAACTCAGCGGAGACCCCATCAATTGGCCGTTCTGTTGCAGCGTTGCATCGAGGAGCCCAGAAGCTCTCTTTCGTTTGAGCTCCCCAAGTTGCTGAAACTCGGAGAACCGGAGGACGCGTGGCTCATCAGGGATACGGAGCCATTCCGTGACGACACGTTCTTCACAGTCGTCATCCACGCGCACCTGGCGTCGAAGCCAGGCCTGGCCACGAGCATCTTGGAATCCATAATTACGGAATCGCTTGTTTAAGTCATCAAAAAGAGACTTTTCGTCAGCAGATAGTAATTTTCCAAGTACTTGTTGCTCTTTAGCCAACTCCAGGTAGTGCTCGCTGTATGTAACAAAGTGCGGATCGATGCACGCTTTCATACAAACGAGATACTGCTCAAGCAGACCCGGATCACCTTTCCATTTCCGGCGGAGGACAGACTCGCAAACGCGCTGCGCAGCGCGTGTCAAGCGAATGTCAATTTTATCTGTCGCAGCAGAATAATCGCCGGAGACCCAAACAGTCTCTTCTGAACCGGACACAGTGCTGTCTTGTGTGTACCCATAGATCGAGGAAGAAAGCCGATCTAAGAAGTTCAGATGCCATTTCTCCAACGGTTCCCCAGAGAGGGAGAACTGTGGAATCTGGCGGAGATGCGCGTGTATGCTCTTCTGAAAAGATTGAGCAAGCCAGTAAGGGAGTGCCTCACCAGCCGTAAC